CTTTCATTATAGTTTAAAGTCCTTAAACTTTGACATATTTTCGTGTGTTTCACTTTTATCAAAAACTGGTGTATCATCTGTTAATGTTTGTTCATTCTCATCAACATCAAATAACCTCATCTTTGATCTATCTACACCAATGACAAATCTTTTATATGCTGTAGGATCATTATAACGATTCTTTAATTGTTTAACCATCATTTGACCTTGCTTCTCTAACTCTTCGGTTGAGATAAGAGCAAACATTAGATCTGCTGTAGCGGGTAATCCAAAAGACTCGGACGTATCTTCAAGCCCAACATCCGAGTTACCATAACCACTACGAGTCGTTTGCGTTGCAGAGAAGATCGGTACGTCGAACTCGACCGCAAGACCACGTAACTCTTCAGCAATTGCTTTAATGTAAGTGTATGAATTAATCGATCCTCCCATTGCCTTCATACGAGATGATGCACAGATATTAAGATAATCAATAAAAATAATATCAGGCACAAATTCTTTTTTGAGTTTAAGTTCATTTAATAATGCACGAAAATGACCAGAGTGTGCAGAACCAGTAGGATATTCTTTTACAATTAATTTGCCTGTGGTCTTACGAGCAAGATCTTGAACTTTTGTTGTAAACATATCTTTCGATAAATTCGGCAATTGATCAATAGGTGTATTCAATAGATTAGCATCAATACGTTCAGCGATACGTTCTTCAGCCATTTCCATTGTAATGTATAAAACATTACGACCTTCTACAAGAGCACCACTAGCAACATGACACATGAATAGAGACTTGCCAACGCCAGTACCTGCAAGGGCAATGTTAAGTGTTTTACTTGGTACACCACCTTTTGTAATCTTGTTAAAATATTCGAGATCAAATGGAATCCTATCTTCTTCTTTATGGTAAAATTCGAATCGTTGTTCTGCATTCTCTACATAGTCATGACCAACGTTAGTATCAAATGCTACACCAAGGGCTTTACTTAGCAAATCTGGTAAAGCACCTTTTGTCAATGATTCGTGTTTACCATCTATGATTGTAATTGATTCCATTACTGCATTATAGATTGCACGATCTTGACACCATTTTTCTGTGGTATCAATTAACCATTGATCATCGATCTTTTCTTGTGAAAATAAATTAGGCAAAATATCAACTGCCATGGTGTATTGTTCACCAGTCAATCGATCAGCTTGATCTAATTCAATTTTAAAAGATTCAGCAGTTGGCAGCTTGTTGTATTTTCCAACAAACTTACCAGCCTCTTTAAATAATATACGATAGACACCTTCAAAATAATCTGGTTTAATAAACGGCAATACTTTACGCATATATTGCTCGTCTGTTAAAAGATTACGTAGGATTGTCTGTTCAAGATTTGTCTGCAAGTTTACCTTCGTCTCTCATTTGTTCTCGAATCTTGGTAGCAGAGATGTCGTGAATCGCTTTACCAAGATCGTGCTCTGTAAATGTGTAGCCAACACCACGACCATAACTAATGTCAACTAAATTTGGAACTACCATTATAACATAGTCTTCATCAATTGTAAACCCTTCTTGCGCAAGTCCAGTAATAATATTTTCTTTGACTGTTTCAATATTAAATGGATTATCATCTTGACCAGGAACTCGAGAATTTGCTTCACGTTTCTCTGGTACTTGACGAATCATAATAGCAACTTGGCCTGTCATAGCATGGCATCGTTTAAATAATTCTGAATGGCCATCATGCCAAGGTTGCCACCTACCAAGCATTTGTACAGTAGGATTTAATGGGTCAAATTTACTCACTGATCATCACCCATACTACATTATGTTGATGAGAGGTCTGAGTAAAATTACCTGCCTTTGTCCAATCAATCATAGCTAGACTGTTATCATCAGGAATCCATACTTGTTCATTTTGTACCATCACTTTATGCTCTGACGGTGGGATTGCAATATCAGGTTCTTTTAGATATTGATGAGCTGCAGCTCCAGCTGCAAGTAAAAGTAAAAGTTCCATTACTTATTCCTTTCCATATAATTTTTAATAATTGGCAGCAATTGAGCATGAGTATCTTCAAACCAATTTGCAACATGATAATTAACATCTGTTGGCTTTTCAAACATTTTGTTTGTATCCTCAAAACGTCCTTCTTCAATCGTATCCATCCACACGACATAATCAGCATCAAATTCTGCACGAGCTTTTTCTGTAGGTGCTACAAAATCTGTTACAGCAACTTTACCTGCCATAACAACACCATCTGATAGATGCCGCATACGTTGTGCTTGACGAATACGACCTTCAGGTGTAAAGTCCCAGTCATCATACCGTTTTCTTACTTGATCGGCATTGATCCATACTGCACCAAGTAATTCTGCCAATGGTTCTGCTAGAGTAGTCTTGCCACTACCTGGTAGTCCACAAATTAAAATCTTCATTAAGTTTCTTTCTCTTTCATTTGAATACTACCATCATCATTCTCAATTGCTGCAGTAATAATTTCCTCTAAAATTTCTCCAACTGTAATTTGTAATTCAATATTTTCTATTGTTAAAGAATTATCTGGAGTTTCTACAATTTCAAAATTAAAGGTCAATACATCATCATTAGTTTCATTATAAGAAATTGTTCCAACTTCAATAACAGTTTCTACGAAATTACCTTCTAATATTCTAATATGCCAATTCTGTGCAAAATCTGGACCAGGAATAAGTTGATAAGTTTCGTTTTCTTTATGCTTCCTGTAAATCAAGCTCATTGTCTTCCTTACCGCCAATCATAAATTTTTCTTTGACAAAATCTTTAAAATCAGTTTCTTCTAGTATCGGGGTCCAGAATTCCTCTGTGAGTGTATCTTTTTCTCGAACTTTTGGGTCCACCAACTCTCCAGTACTACGGTCGACCCTACAATACCAACCATTAGAGGGCTTAGCAACGTAATTACCAGACATAGCAACATCCAAAAGACCACTATAGGACTGAACGCCACCGTCCCAGCTAACAGAAATAGGAATTTTAGACTTTTCTTTAACATATCTTGACTTCTCCACATTAATGACAAAGTGATAGCCTTTAATTTCTGTACCAACTTTGTCCTGCTGACGACCTAAGATCCAGATATTATCAGCAGAGTAATAGATTCCAGTACCACCAGAGACTACAGCTTTAGGGAATAGACCAATCTCCATGTACGTATGATTAACAGCAATCAAAGGAATATCTTTCATATTCAGATATGGAGTAGTCATACGGAATAAACCCTTAAGTGATTTAGCTCGTGACATATCTGCTACTGATTTCTCATTGATAGCATCTTCTAATTCTTTCTTCGATGCCAAATTACCAACAGAATCAATAACAACAATGACTTTATCGCCACGTTCTACACCTTCAAGTTGACCAATCAAATCAAATTTCAGTTCTTCTACGTTTGCAATTGGTGTATGCAATACACGACTTGTATCAATTTTGAACTGTTCGAAATAAGATTGAGGTGAACCAAATTCTGAATCATAGAATAGCATTACTGCATCAGGATATTTTTTCATATATGCTGATGCCATAATAAGAGCAAAAGAAGTTTTAAAGTGTTTTGATGGACCTGCTAGTACAGTTAGTCCTGGTGCCAATCCTCCATCAATAGAACCAGATAGCGCAACATTCATCATTGGAACATCTGTTGCTACCATATCTTTTTCGTTAAAGAACTTAGAATCAGAGAGCACATCAGACTCTTTAATTTTACTGTTCTTTTTAAGTTTATCCATAATACTCATATATTTCTCCTGCTATCCACTGATATATGTTTCATCTTTTGGTCGATACCAAAGTTTTTGATGATGAAATTTTGCTAGTAATTTTTGTATCTCTTTTTTAGATTTTACGTTCTTTGTACTATATGCTATTAGTGCAATTTCGATTAAATCTAATTCTTTCGGCGTTAGATCGAATTTTTTATTGTAAGGCATATTATACCACATTTTTCCTTATTTGTACACTGTTTTATGCAAAGAATGCTTCAAGCGAAGCTGCAGCTTCAATTGGATATTCTGTATCTGCAGTCCAATTTTTTCCTTGCCAATGAGGATATGATGCTCGAGATAAATGCACTGATTGTGGCTTTTCCATAGCCTCATAACCTAGTTGACCTATAGGATTATATAGTGATTCTACCCAGTCATAAACTTGTGTATGAGATTTTAGTCTTTCGGTAAAAGCATTACGCACATCATTTCGTTGTTGCCAGCTGCCGTAAAATGGTGTACCTTTATACCATCCAGTTTTTGGAATTTTACGAGCTTCATCTTCAATTGGTAGAGGTTCCCATGCAGTGACGTTTGATTTAAAAAGTTTGCGAACACGTTCTATTTCTTTACCATATCTATCAGCTAGTTTATGCGCTTCTTCAATAGGATTATCAAATCTGCAAAGATGATGACGAATATCAATATTACCGAAATATGTTTCGATTTCATCATATCTATCTTCTCTCATTGGTTCGCCATTTTCTGGTACAAATGTCTCAAACCCTTTATTGATAGAACCATGTAAAGTTGAGAAAGGTACTGATACATTCTCCCACCCGGGCCGGTACATGCAGATAGCATGACTATCTCCAAAGGCAATCTTACGATATCTCTTAATCATATTAGGATCAACAGTTTCAGCTTCTATTTGTAACTTACGTAGATTTTCCCAATGTACAGTATTCCATGTCATATCTTTTTTAGCTAAGCGATCGAGAAACATAGAAGCATAATCGGGG